TTGTTTAGCACCCACATAGCTTTGCTGTGTTATGGTGATGACAATGGTATCGGAGTTTCGAAATTGCTGCCCGAGTTCAACATGTACGCTATTCATCGCTCACTCGCAAAGGTGGGCGTCAAGTACACGAAGGCGGACAAGAGTGCAATTACTGAAGAAGACACATATGAAAGTCTTGAGGACATTGAATTTCTCAAACGTGGTTTTTATTGGCACGCAGATGTCAATGCTTGGACAGCTCCGTTGGACGAAAAATCCATCGCGAAGTCTTTGCATAACCAAATGGATTCTAAGACCCCTCGAGAGATCATTGCTTCTGATGCGTTATCGAACGCAGCTCGTGAGTATTTCCAACACGGACCTGAAATGTTCGAGAAACGTCGCGCAGAGTTGCAGGAAGTTGTGGATCGCATGGAATATGGTTCGATTGTCGGTGAGTTACCAAGTTACCAATATATGCTTGATCGCTATCATGGAACCACGGAAAACACACCATTGTCCAAAGAACCTCAGATTCTGGATTCACAGTTGTACGACCAATATGTCGATAAACTATGAGCCCGAACTCCATCGGGTGACGAGAAGTCGAGTTGAAAAGGAGACACGCAGTCTGGTTACCAGCAGGAAGAGCACTTTTGTGCCGCTTATTGTATTCCTGTTAGGCTTTCTGTGTGTACTGGAGACCCAGAGTCTGTGCTATTCAGCACGTGTTTTGATAGACACAACAAAAGCGGACCGCCCTTGCTATGGTGTTATAGCTCGAGGTTGTAAACAAAGCACCAACAACGAACAACAAAACGAACAACAAATCGCTGATGAGGGACTATGTCCCGAACACACGGTTCTTAGCTGTCAAGCTGAAGAATCAGTTGTATATCCTAACAACTCTCAGACCATGTCGCAGAACGTCAGATTCACTGACGAAGATGCTGGGTTTGCGTATGATTTGGATGATTATGTCGATCCAACTCGCATGATGCAGGACAAGGATGATGCCTCGTTAGGCGAATTTCTATCCAGACCTATCAAGATTGCAAATTTCGAGTGGGGATTGGGTGTTACTTTAGTTTTCACCTTCAACCCCTGGACATTGTTTTACAACAACTCTAGAGTGAGCAATAGGTTAACGAATTATTACCTCATGCGTTCGAAACTGCACGTGAAATTCCTAGTGAACGGTACACCGTTTCATTATGGAAGAGTAATTGCAGCTTATCAACCATTGGCAGTGTTCGATCAAGCCTCAACTGTTTCAGGACTCATTATTCAGGACATCGTCCAGACGAGTCAAATGCCACATATCTTTATTGATCCCACAGCAAGTATGGGTGGAACACTTGAATTGCCCTACTTCTATCACAAGAATTATTGGGATGTACCGAATTCCGACTGGACTGACATGGG